CTTTCGGAGGCCCCGGCGCGCAGCAATGTGCGCAGACACCAATGCCAGTAATGGTTTAGGTGTGGCTCGTCGTCTTGTAGCTTTATTATGCTATACTTTACTAGGAGAACCGTCTTGCCTCCCTACACGAAAACGTTTGCCTCCTCTGACCAAAGAGAGCTTTCATTCGGTTCTGGATACCTTGGCGCTGTACACTGGGATACATATAATTACCCTATCTCCACTGGAGGTTCGGTAACTTACGATCCCTACAGCGCAGGTCCAGGCTGGAAGAAAGCAATTTCTGAGGGCAGAGAGGTAACGACTGACATGTGGGGGACAAAAGATGCGTATGCCGGTGGCCACTCTGAATTCACGCAAGTTACTAAACTTCCGGATTTCAATGGGAATCGGTACGTATACGGTGTAAAAGGGGATCTGGGTGCCAATTTAGGCAACCCAACTGATCCAACTCTTTACGATCTTAGTAAAGCAGATAACCAGGCTAAGGAACGGATTTCATCGAAGATCCTTGGAGTTCAGCGGTCTTTGCAGACCGGTGTTGTCTTGGGTGAGCTTCGTGAAACCATCCACTTGATCCGCAATCCTTTAAGCGCACTCTTTAAAGATTCGCTACAATACTGTGACACGTTAAGAAAACGTGCCCGGATATATAAGCGACTAAAAGAACGCAAAAAGCTCTTAGCGGATTCTTGGCTACAGTATTCTTTTGGAATTTCTCCTTTGGTCGCGGACATAAACAATGGTGCAAAGGCTGCTGCTGAGATAATTACCAACCGCCTGCCACGGGTTACCGTGACAGGTCGAGGTAAGGATACCGTCAGCTCCTCTGTCCAGCGTCAGTCCGACCCAATTGGGTATTTCATTTTGGATATTGATAGGAGGATATCGATCGAAACCGAGGTACTTTATACCGCCCTTGTTAGTGTCTCTAATGATACTAGCTCGGATGATTTAGATACCCTCGGGATTAGTTTCGGTAATTTCCTCCCGACTGTGTGGGAAGTTCTCCCATATAGTTTTGTAGTTGATTATTTTACCAATGCTGGTAAGATAATCGACACACTTGCCATTAATGAGTCACGTCTCAATTGGTGTTTTAAAGGTTATAAGCGCACTACTAGTGAGGTTATCACTAAGATAGACGCTCGCCTTCAAGACCCAGCTGGGATCCGTGACTATGATTGGCTTGTGAATAGCCCTGGTCCGATGCCGAAAAGGGAGAAGACTGAGTTCAGGCGTGAGGGCGGTCAGCCCTTACCTGTTCCTAGTTTCCGCTTTAAATTGCCTTTTGACCCCACGTCGACCGGTGTGAATTTCACATACGGTGCTTCGCGGGCTCTCAATTTGGCAGCCCTTGCTGCATCAAAGTCTCTTCGCGGATAATGCGAGGGATAACGCCACAGGTCGTTTTACCTACTATATCGACATATCAAGGAAATGGTATTATGCCACTTACTCCTGACTCTTCGATCGCAGGCACTGCGTATACGGGGGTAGCCTCGCCAACCTTCGGGTTGGTTGCGGATACGCCCCCGGCGCAGAATGCAGTTCAATGGGCTGTTTCCTCACTTGGAGGAACACAGACCGGTGTTACTGCGAACTCTGTCTCGTCTCCCTTTACTGTTTCTTGGTGGAAGCCAGCGGTCATTAGACCGTTACCTCCTGCCAATGCAATCAGTGGGTTGCGAGGCACCGTGCCCAACAACCAGTACAAGTTGATCATCCGAAAGGGTGGCAACTCGGCTTCTGGGGTCCCTGTAATTGCGACATGTCGCATTACTTGGGATATCCCAGCGGGCATGGACAACTACGAATCGGCGCAGGTACTGGCGATGCAGTCCTTCCTCGAAGGTCTCTTTGTTGAAGAGGCCGGCGGGGTTGGGCAGACATTGATCAGTGGCCTGCTTACCTGATGACGGCTCCGCGTTCCTCTCGACGTAAGAAAACTTATGTCGGGGGCGTGGTCGCCTTGCTTGCTTTGGCAGGGTTATCCCTGTCAGATGCTTGCGTAGTTGAATTTCTCAAAAACTTCCATTAAGGACATCTGCAATGAAACTCTCAATATCGATTTTTGATCGTATCGAGGCACTCGCCTCTGCCTTTCGGGTCCCTGGGATTAACTTCACGCGGTCGTGTCAGCACCTTGCTGGCGCGTTCGAATGCAGTCCCCTGGATGACCTTTCGGTTCGGGCGATGTGCTATCAATGTTCCGTTGCGGAAAGCATTCGTTGCTTAACAGCAATTAGTGCGTTCCTTGATGGTAAGGCCGAAGAAGCATCGGAGTGCAAGCGAGAGCTTGCACTTTTGATACTCGATCGTGCTAAGATTGACGCCCAGATAGGCAGTCTCACGACTGTCGAAAAGATGCGTCAGATTCTTAATACTTGAGAAGTTCGCCAAGTAGGTAACACATTATGGTCGTTGAACCTGATTTGCTTGCCTCTTGTTTAAGGACAGATCTCAGGAATGCTGGCCGAACTTTGAGTTCGGTTCAGTACCCTGGTATCAGTATCCCGGATGCTTTTGCAGTTAGCCTGACTTCTTCACTGACAAAGAAATTTGTTAGTAGGAAAAGCATGCTAGCTGATGAGCGAGCCCGGGACAAGTTCCTCGCGTGCAATGTTGCTTGCGGGGCTTGGAGCCCTCGTATCTCAGAATGGGACACGAGGATCGAAACACTAATAGGGCTCGTAAGACAAGCCGTATATAGGTTTTGGTTCAAGGACGCATTGACGACGGTTTGTGACCATCCGAACCAGATTCTCGACGAATGTCGAGTTGGTCCGGGTGCTAACATCCTCGCAAGAGGTGGGAGTAGCTATGCAAAGTTATTCTCATCCAAGCTGTCTTGTAGCGATCTGTCCCTGTACAGAATGTACAGCCATTACATTCGCGGCTTCCCAGAGTGGGGCATAGCGGAGGTTATCCGTAAGCAATACTTTGGTGAGGCGGTTGTAGTGAAAAACAGTCGTCTTAGCTTTGTTCCTAAGAATGATGAGATTTCCCGATGTATATGTACAGAGCCTACTCTGAATACTTATTTTCAGTTAGGAATCGGTGCATTGATAGAACGGCGTCTACGCGAGAGATTTGGTATCTCCCTGTCTAGACAGCCGGATCGAAATCGGGACCTCGCACGTTACGGATCAATCACGAACCGGTTGGTAACAATCGACCTTAGTAGTGCATCTGATTCAATTTCCTTAAGTATGGCGAAGTATGTATTCCCCAGCGAGCTTTATGAGCTTTGCATGAGATACAGAACGCCGCTTGTGGAGATAGATGGCGTGGGCACAATACCACTCAACATGGTCTCTACAATAGGAAATGGTTTTACATTCCCGTTGCAAACCATGTTGTTTGCTTGTGTCGTCACCGCTTGTTATGAGTTTCGTGGCATAAAAACCCATGAGGCAGCAGGCGTCGGTGAGCACTGGGGAGTCTTCGGCGATGACATAATATGCTCGAGCGATGTCGCTCGAGATGTCATCGACCTTCTAGGCTTCCTGGGCTTTTCGGTTAATAGTGACAAGACCTTTGTAGAAGGTCCATTCAGAGAGAGCTGCGGTGCTGACTTCTTTAATGGAGTCAATATCCGCGGTGTCTATGTCAAAGAAACAAAGACACCTGCTTCTCTATATGCAGCAATTAACCAACTTGTCCGGTTCTCTACGAGATCCGGAATCTATCTCAAGGACACAATCGGCTGTCTCTATGGATCACTCCGTGAGCCCCTTTTTGTCCCTCCTTGGGAAGATGCCTCTGCTGGTATCCATTGCGGCGACCCTCCAATAGGTTCGAGAAATTATGAGTTTCAGAGTTGGTCATATGACTGCCTCGTTGCCCATAACCCGAAATATTGGATTCTAGATAACCGCATTGTCGTACCTTCTGGCGCTAAGTCGCTCATCTATAACCCGTCGGGTTTGCTGATGAGCTTTTTGTTGCGTGAGGTTAACTC